ATCAAAGTCAACAACGGCTCCGCCATCATCTGTTTCCTCTACTTCAATCTCCTCTTCCGCATTTAATCTTTTAACAACATCACCCTCTTCAACGTTCAGGCTTACATCGTCTTCAATAACGGAAACGTTTTCCTTAACGCCGGTAATTTTTTTATCAACCGCCATTATCTTCTTGCCTTACCGTAACCGCGCTTGGCTGCGCCGCCGGCTCTCATTTTCACGACATTGCCTGTCTTTTCCGCGTTCTTGATCATGTCCATGGTTTTCTTGTTAATGGGTTTTTGCTCAATGGTGATGCTGAGCATGCTTCCTTTTCCTTTTTTATTGTTATGCATTATCTCCTTGCCTTCCCGTAACCACGTTTGGCTGCGCCTCCTGAACTATATTTTCTAACAGAGCCGCCTTTACTTCTTTTTAGGTAAGCTTCTTTTCTTCCGGGTATCAGGGATTCTATTGCGTTAGCAGCGGTCTTTAGGTCTTTGAAAGATTCCTTTACGATCTCCTCAGGGCTTTTTTTGACCAACTTTTTAAACCCCTTTTTATATCTTTTTGGGGTGCCTTCCGTGACCTCCTTCTTTAGCTTTTTCGCTGTTGTTTGAATAGGGTCGGTATATGCACTTTTAGCCAGCTTTTTTATTTTTTTTGGTATTTTTTTAACCTTCTTTTTAAGCTTGCCGACCTCTAAAGCCTTTTCAATATTTTCTTCAGTTTCAAATTCATGGGGTGACTTTGTCATATCTATCTCCTTGCCTTCCCGTACCCGCGCTTGGCCAGACCACCTGATCTCATTTTCATGGGTTTCATTGATATCGTGGAACCTTCCGCTGAACCCTTGGCCCGTGGGCCGCGAATCGTGGATCCCTGTGCGCTGCCTTTAGTTGCTGCACCAGGAATAACCGAAGTTTCCGCTGAACTTTTAACATGTCCACCTTGATTGTATTCTGTAACGTAGTATGGATTAAGCATAAACAGCTCTTGTTTAATAATTTCTATTTGATCCTCATCGCCCATTTCTATAGCATCGGCTAAAAGATCATCTAATTGTTTTTTTCTGCTCTCAGTCATACGCCTCCTAATAATAGTTTCGTTGCATTCCCAACATCAATGGTGGATCTTCATAATCTTCCGGATGCACAACAAAATTACCTTGACGAAACCTTAACATAGCTTGGGTCATACTGTCCACTAAATCATCATGTTCGCCATATGGAAAAGCCGCACACTCTTCCACCATATCTTCCGTCCATCTTTCATCAGGCCGCCATACCATGCCGGCTTCAAATAAAGGTGAAACAGAATTTACACGTACATGCTTATCATTTCCTCGGCTCGGTGTAAAGTTAACAACCGGAATTCCCAATGTTCGTAATTCCTGTGTAAGAGGCATACCGCTTGCTTTTGCTTCAACAATAATTGTTTCCGGTTCCCAGTACTTGTATTCCTCCATCGCAATCCTTTTTAACTCCGGAAAATCCCATCTTCCTTTTTTACAGTCGACTAACATGGCATGGGGCTTACCCCCTTCTTCAAGAAAAAAAATACCCCATGTGCTAATGGCGCTATAGTCGGCAGTCTCTTTTCTACTATATGCCGTATCATAACTTTGTATGACATGGATTAAATCGGGTAATTTTTCTTTCTCCCAAACTTTCCACCACTCACGTTTGATAATGGAACCTTCTTCCGATATCGGGTTCTGTTGCCATTGCGCTTGCCATTTTTGTTGTGATAATGATGCTTTAACGGATTCCAGTTCTTCTAGTTTCCAGTACTCCGGCCAAATTGGTTTATTATTTGGTAGGATAGCAGGAAATTCTACAACCTCCCACTGATCCGCTTTAGGTTCTGTTTGCGCTTTCATTAACTGCCCTGTCAAATCTTTTGTTGACCAACGGGTCATAACAATGAGAATACGACCACCAGGTTGTAAACGTTGTCGTGGACCAGAAGTGTACCATTCATATGCGTTATCCAAAGCTGTCTCAGAAAGCGCATCTTGCTCTGAATGGGGATCATCAATAATAAGTAAATCAGCACCCCTGCCAGTAATAGCACCACCAACACCAGCCGCAAAATATTCTCCACCATGATTTGTTTCCCACCTTCCTGCAGCTTTACTGTCTGCTCTTAACTGCACACTATCAAAAATATTTTGATACTCTCCCGTTCCCATTAAGTTTCTAACCTTACGTCCGAACCGGTATGCAAGTTCCGCTGTATGCGTAGTTTGAATTATTTTTAATTTTGGATTACACCCCATCATGTAAGCCGGAAATAAAAAAGAAGCAAATTCTGATTTGGTGTGTCGTGGGGGCATGTTTACAATTAATCTTTTTATTTTCCCGTCTGCTATATCCTGAAGCTTGGATGCAGTCTTAAGGTGGTGGGGGCCTTTGATAAAATCAGGCCACATTATTCTAACAAAATTTAAGAAGTTATCTTGCGCGGCTATTTTTAATTTCAATTCTTGTTCTCGTAATAGCAGCTTTAATTCTTCAGCCGTCGGTTTATTCATACCGTATCTTTATCATACTGTGTGTTTATGTAAAACAGACTTATAAGAGCTGCCTCAAAAAGGCTGGGGCGTCAATACGGGGAGGGGGTGTCGTGAATGATGTTTCGTTTTTTGGATTAGGGCAGGGACTCAAATGAAAACTATTGAGAGAGGAGAGAGGAGAGAGGAGAGAGAGGAGAGAGAGGAGAGAGAGAGAGAGAGAGAGAAAGACATTGACCACTACGCCCTATTCTTTTCACATGAAAAGAAAATAAAGAAATAATAGGGGTAAAAAGTTATACATGATTAATTAAAATAAATTAAATTATTATCTTGTATTATCTTTCATAATGCTTATGTTATAATTATATCAAGCTTGGTTTGGCAAATGACCGAAAACCTCGACACTCCGAAACAACAGTAGGGGACGAGATAGAAAGTATACCAAGAAAGATATATAATCCAACATAGGAGAAAGACTATGGACGAGCAACAACTTGAAAGCCTGCTTAAGAGGATCACTGATTATCTAGTAAGCGAACTAGATAAGAGAGGCGATCTTGTTAGCCGTGTTACTGATCTTGAAGATACTATCAACGATGATAATATTGAAATTATCACGGAAGATAGGGTCAAAGAGATTGCGGCAGACGAAGCGATTGAGGCTATCAATAACGCAGAGGTAAACGTGGATATCTCTGCTTAACTGTTTCATTCAATGGGGCGATTTTATCGCCCCTTTTTTAGTCTTTCTCTGAGAAAGGAAGCCTTATGATGTCAAGAAAGCATTATATTGAAATAGCGACAGTATTGCTGCTCTTTGATGAATTGGCACAGCATGGAGCTAGTGAAACTTTACTGTTTGATATGGCTAAAATTTTTGAGGCTGATATTCCTAGATTTGAAGTATCAAGATTTTTTGCTAAAGTCATTGAAGTTAAGGACGAGCTAAGAGAAATTAAAAGGGTTAGGGATTTTGAGAATGAAATTGATAAAAACATTCGCGAAAAAACGCTTCCACCTTTTAAGGAGGTTTAAATGCAAATTGATAAAGACACCACAGTTGTGGGATTTGCTAAAGCAACCGAAAAGACTATACGAACTATGTCGCAAAAACTCGAAGAACTATTTCGGGAGATAGGATCACTCAAGGGCGATATCTATCTACAAGGCATAGAAATAGAAAGACTACGAAAAAACTTACCCAACAAATTAGAAAAATAGTTTCTTAATGTTGGGTTGAGAAATAAGGGGCGATTTATCGCCCCTTAACTTTAACCAACAATAGGAGAAAATATGTCCGAAGAAAGTAAAGCATTGACGATTGATAAAAGATTAATTGTCAAGAAAAAAACTGTTTGGGGTACAGAAAGAATTTACCCTATATGTGAAAGATCAATTATATTTGCTAGGTTGTGTGGTCAAAAAACTTTAGACAAATCGTCTATCGTTTTAATTAGACAGCTTGGCTACGATTTTAAGCATGAAGAGATATCTATATGAACCAAACCAGGAAAGATATAGTCGATCTTTATAAATCAATAAAAGATAAAGACTTTTTGCAGCAAATTGTAAAAGCAACAAGGAAAATTATTGAGATTGAAAGTAGAGGTCTTAAAGCTGATGAAAAAGTTGTTGTTAATATTGATACTGACAATCCTTTAGGTTGCTCGATAAGAGCAAGGAAAGTAAAAAAATAATAATAAGGGGGCATCCTGCCCCCTTTATAATTCAACCAACAGAAAGATATAAAAATGAAAGATGAATACAAATTTTTAATAGAGTTATGCAACTCTCATAAACCAGAGAAAGATTTTGAATGGGAGTTTACCAGAACTACGACGGGTAACGGCTATGGAACTGACAAGTCTGAATTTGTTGAAACACTTCTTATGTTAGTAACTGAACTTGATAAAAATTTTCCTCGAAGAGATTTTTTAAAACAAGTTAAATGTCATTATAGAAGCGGAACATTAATTGATGGGGAATATTCTAAATGGCGTGACAAAGAATATAAGAAAGAAGAAAAAGAAAAACACGATCTTTCGGAAGAATCCCGTAAGACTCTTTTAAGATTCCATGATGATTATATAGATTAAGGGGCTTAGCCCCTTATTTCTTCAGACTTTCTAAAGCGTCATTCCAGCCATCATTATAGCCTTCCCGTTCATCCCATGTATCAATTAACCTGCTATAAGCCCTCAGCAAGTGGGGCAAGTGCATATCAACTAATTTTATTTCTTTCCCCGTTGATTGTGACTTGTGTAAGTTTAGTGTATCCATATCGCAGGGAATTTTGCGGTCGCCTATTATACTTTCTATTTCTAATAATTTTTTTATTTGCATATGTTTAGTGTACTTTCTGTGTTTGTTTTGTGTAAGTTTTGTGTTTTTGTTTAGCGGGCCAGGATCCCCGGGCCCGCTTGCGCTGCTCACTTTCCAAAATGTTTTAGCATTCCTTCATATATATCCTGGGCGTATCGATGCTCAACATATTTTATATTGGTTCCCGATTCTGTATAACCTAGTCCTGGTTCAACATTATCATTCCACCAATTAACGGCGTCACCGGTATGTAATTTAAAGTGAACCAGTGACCCCTCATTCATGATTGCAACGTGATGCTTAAGCTTCATATAAAATGTCTTTAGCGTAGACGCTGCCTGCCTCATCGTAAAAACCAATTGATGAGCCGTAAACATACATTAGGACCGCCGTCTTCCATCCGCGGCCTTGCTTAGGTGATTCCAGCAGCTGCGCCTTCACCGGGGCCCCAAGCCCGTTATCTATTATATAAAATTTGTCTTTCTTTAACTTTTCTTTATTAATCATGTTATCCTTCTTTCTCTGTTGATTAATTTAAATAACAGATTATATAAGATATATAATAAGTCAACAGAAAGATATAAAAATGTTAACTTTAAAGAAAGCTAAACGTTTGACGGGCGGCGGTATATCAAACCTTAATAAAAAGATGCCCGGTTACACTTACGGCTTGAGCGCGCATCGGTGCAGGACCGGCGCCAAGCTTGTTAAAATTCCAGGCAGCACCTGCAGCGGGTGCTATGCACTGAAGGCTAATTATTTTTGGCCATCCGTAAAGCTGGGCCACCGGCGCCGCTTAAGATCCATCAATAATAAAACCTGGGTCCCCGCAATGATCATGTTAATAAATCATTATGAAAAAGATTATTTTAGGTGGCACGATAGCGGCGACATACAAACCGTTGATCACCTGGCCAAAATATGCGCCGTTGCTGAAGGGACGCCATCAATTAAGCATTGGTTGCCAACACGTGAGACCGGCCTGCTAAAAGAATTTAAAGAAGCGGGCGGGGCCATCCCTTCAAACCTGGTTGTAAGACTCAGCGCAACCATGGTAAACGGGGCCCCGGGCAAGAGTCATGAACACAGCAGCACTGTACACACTAAAGACGCGGCGCCAATTGGTGAAGCTTGCAACGCGTCGAAGCAAGGCGGGCGGTGCCTGGCTTGTAGATCCTGCTGGAATTCTGATATAAGAAATATATCATATGAAAAACATTAAAATTTATTTGTTTGAATGCATTCTAATATTTTTATTTTATCACTTAATAATCAAACCCATTTATTGGCTGATCAATAGAGCCCGAGAGCGACGGTCCGAGTAGCCGTCGTTTTTTTTTATTTTTTTTTAATTATTTTTTTGGCCCCCGAAGGGGGCCCTTGTGTACGTTTAGTGTCGGAAGCTGAAATTTGCGTGAACAAGGAATCGCGTGGCGTGGATCGTGGATCGTTGCGTATGTTTAGTGGGGGAGGGGAGGGAATACTTGCGTATGTTTAGTGTGCCTTTGCGAATGTTTAGTGTTGCCCTACCCACCCCTCTTGAACCAAAAAATTTGTAACACCTTTCCAATCGAAAGGCTTATGGAACGAGATCAACGGCTCTTGGACATTTAGTGACGGCTCTTGGACATTTAGTGCCATATCCCTAGCTTGTATCCCCCCATAGATATTCAGGGTGGTCTGTTCGAGGGGGGTGGCTATGATAAAACATCTACCACCTTTTAATGCGTGGCTGTAGTTCCACGCAATCTGATAGGGGGAGAGTTTAATTTTGCCACTTTTAGATACCTTTAATTCCACACTAAATAAGCCACAATCTTTATGACAGCCGATAAGATCAGGAAAACCCATAATTGTAGTAGTTTCAATCCTATTCCACAATATATCAGGGGTATTTTTCTTTATTAATTGCCACAATTTACTTTCAGGTCTGCGTATCATTTAATCCTTTAAATAGTAGCATTTTAAAGGGTAAAAAATTATAACTTAATGGCTTGTATAATCTTTTAAATTCCTTTATGAGCTATCTTAATATGTATTCGTAGATTTTATATTGGCAGGACTTCATAATGTCTGTTGACCGATACTAAAGTGAAAGTATTCTGATTATGGAGTGTTACCTGAAAGTTGGTCGTTCAGGTGGTGTGTGGAGAGCATAATGAGATACCTTATAGGGTCGGTTGCGTGAGAGGGATTATTCCAGAACATATATAATTTAATCTGAATCGAGGAGTAACTATGAAATGTAAAACTTGTGGCAGAAATATGTCTTATGGCTATGGTAATAATTACTATAATCATTTTGAACAAAGAGTAGGCAAGAGCAGTAGAGATAGCTGGACTAAAGCTATTGAACAAAACTGTACTATTACAAATCCTTATAGTCAGGGTAATGTTATTGAATATGAAGTCAGTAACTTATCTACCAATAACTATCAGCGAGAGCGTGGTACAGATTTATTTTGCAGACTTAATTGTTTAAATGTTTTTTTAGGAGTTCATTACGATCTCATAAGCAATTTGCCTAATATTATAGAGAAGTAAAGGCGAAATGATTTCGCCTTTATATAACTTTAATCGTGAAAGGAAAATTATGGCTACTGAAATGCGATTAAATAATGACTACCGAAAGGGATTAACCAAAGACTTTCGGAAACACGCAGAACAAGAGGATACTCCACAAAAAGAGGAGTACAAGCAATCTATATCTGATTATGATACAGCAGTTGCTAATGCTTTTGGAACTGTAACGCAAGTTATAGAGAGAGCATTTCCCCCTGAAGATGTGGTACAGTTAAGACAACTCCAAGACAAGTATTCAACAGTTGATAGTGTTGCCAAAGACAGTTGCTTTTATTTAAAAGTAGTTGATGAACATGGAAGCACTAATTGGTTGGAAACTGATGAAAGGAGAGATCGTTATGGTTACAATAGTAATGATGATGATGAAGATACTCGTTTCCCTGAAAAACATTTTAGTTTTGAATTGTTTGGAAACTATCAAAGGGAGGGTAATTATTATCGGAACAATGAGGGTAATAAGTTTGCTTATGCTTATTACCGAGATGATCTATTAGGCCAGGGTTTAAATCCTGATATTGAAATAGAGCATAAGGATAATAATAGTAATCCTCACTTGTCCATAGCTAGAGAAAACTTGGACAAGTATCTTAAACAAAACCATATTGAAGCTGCGTGGACAGATAAATATGCCTTATGGATTATTGGTTCAGGGGGTTGTAGGAGTAGAGCAATCAAATGTACTAGATCAGAATTTGATTCAGTACAAACTATGTTACACTCCAAACAAGCTGTTGTACAATGCCACGAGAAATGGATTGAAAGTGTATTAAGACAGACAGAAGTTGTTAAAACTGCTATTCAGTCTTATAAACATTTATCGTCTGTCAAGGAATTAGCAGACACATTGGGGTGGTCTGTTAATGAGCATATGTTATTACAAAAAGGAACTGATTTAGTTATATCTAATCCTGATAGTATCAAGTCTATGCTTGATAACATTAAGGGTATACAACAAACTAGAGAAGAAAAAATCCTAGCTGTGATGAAATATAACAAAGAAGAAGCATTGGCTAACTAGGAGGATTTATGAAAAATCAAAATGCTTTTGATTACTTTACGATTGAGCCGAGCAGATATTGTGATGATGAATATATCGTCTATGGTTGGGGGGTATATTCCCCAACTTCTGTATTAGCTGGACAGCAACGCAAGGTAATGTTGGAGGAGTTTGAAACTTTGGAAGAAGCACGAAAAAAATATCCTAAAGCAGAACAAACTTCTTTTATTAATCCTGTCCTTACTACCAATCATTTGCCTGATTATGAAATGAACGCATATGAAGAAGAAAATTATTGGTATGATTTAGATAACCCTAACGATTATTAATTAAAAGTTAGGGGGTAACTGTTTGGCGATAGTAGTCTGAGATATCCGATTGGTCTGAGCCAGTTTAAAAAGCTCGTGTTGATTACAATGTTCGGAGTAGCCAAAAAGATAAAGGGGGAAAATTAATTCCCCCTTTTTTTATATCTAAAGGAGGAGTTATGAGAGATAACCCAGACGAAAAAATAATTGAAGATTGGGAGTGCAGTACACAATCAAATCCAGTAATAGATAAAGATAAATTAATAAGTCATATTATTGGTTGGCTAAATAGTAATATTGATAAAAACAACTTTGAGGACTATCCAGAATTTCAAGAAATGTTGGCACAAGATAGTGCAGATCTAAAAGAAAAAATAGAATTATTTATGGAAGGAGTTGATGAATTTTAGTTTAGCTTGGAAGTTTAGTTTAGCTTGGAAGTTTAGTTTAGCTTGGAAGTTTAGTTTAGCTTGGAAGTTTAGTTTAGTGAGAAAGGACTAAGAATGACAGAAATTAGCAAAGATAAGGTCGTACAGAAATTAGCTGAAATGTTTGAGGAAGAATGGTACACAAACAAAAGCGAATATCAAGATGAAGATGGGAACGAAACCAAAGAGTTCAAGGAACTTACAAGAATAGAACTTGTGGTCAATAAAATGATAATTAAGTATTACGGAGGTAAACAATGAATAAAATGAAATTAAACAAAGACATTACTGATAGTGGCTTGTCCAATGCATTTAAAATGAGAGTGGCAACCTCTAATTTAAAATTAGCAAAATTTATTGGAAGAAAGGTTCACTACAAGAAGGAACTACTAACGAAGGAATTTGTCCGAGAAAATGGAACCATAACCCAGAGTGAAATATTTCACATAGGAATGGTTCAAAAAGATTATCAAGGCAATGACTGTCTAAGGGGTTTTGCGACATCATATGATGATGACTTTGGTCGTTGCATTAACCCAGATCATATTGAACTTGAGGAGGAAGTATGAAAAAGTACAGAGTTACACAGACATATACTGCACAAGACATTTGGTATGAAGTTGAAGCTGAATCCAAAGAGAAAGCAATACTCAAGATAGGTGAGTTGCCCGTTGATGAGCAAAATAGTGAAGATACTGAAACAGAAGTGGAGGAAGTATGATTAAAAAACTATTAAGATTATTTAAGAAAAAAAGAAAGCCAAGTTTAGTGTGGCTTCACATAATGAATAACCAATACAGAGGAGTGATTGGCACGGGAAGAACACGCAAACATTTAATTAAGGGGGAGGACACATGGAAAAGATGAGGAGGTTGCACAATGATTGATAGAATAATGGATAATAGAGATAGTATTTTTGGTGATGAGAAAGTGCAAAACTATTGTATGGACTGCCATAATGTATCTTATTTGTATGGCGAACGAGAACCAGATAATCCAAATTATGATAGTGATGGAATTGCAGATGATGAATCACAAGTGGTTTGCCCTAAATGTGAAAGTACCTATTATTATTTTGCCACCGATGAAGAAATAAAGAAATATGGAGAGGGTTAATAGCCCTCTTTTTTTTGCTCAATTTCAGGAACTTCAACAAAGTCAGCGTCTATAATATCCCCATATAATTTGCGTATATCTTTTAATCTTGATTGAACCTGATCCAAACTCATGGTGTCTATGGAGTTTATCGTGTGGATATTTTGTGTATGGTTATAGTATCCCGCAGCCTGACCCCTATTCTTTTCTGCCTGAACAGAGGCAGACCAAGCCTTGTCTTCTTGGGCAGCCCTAGATAAATCATCTAATCTTTTTACATGGCGATTAAAAGTAACTTCAGTTTTGCGTACCATTTCTTTTTTTAATTCGTCTACATATCTAACAATTTCAGGGTGTTTGTGGACATTTAGTAATTCAGAGGCAGTTGTTCTTGCTCTATTAACAGCATATCCAGCCCGTCTTGCCGCTTCTGTGGGAGTGATAGCACCATCTTCCCTTACCAATTCATTGACAAACTTAATTTGTTTTATAGTTAATCTTTTATTCATACATTTAGTTTAGTGCAGTTTAGCTTGCTTTATTTATTTTATATAGTTGTTTAAAAAGTTAAATACAAATAGTTTTTGCGGTTACTTAATGACAAGGCAGGTAACCGTAAGTAACTGTATAAGTAACCTATATTATTGTTATATTTCATTGAGTTAAGTGTTTCGGTTACTTGGTTACTTCAAATTGAAAAGTTTTTATAAAAAATAATTAACTAAAAACTTTTAAAACATCTTACTATTCTAAAAAAAACTTTGGATCTTCCGTCAGTGGTTGCATAATTTTACGCAAAACATCAACCCCCTGGGCGCGAACCGTGTTCCATTCTTCCCGTGTAAAGCTACGATCATGCTTGTCATTCCAAAATTTTACAGAAATCATGCCACATTTAAGACACTCGTGAATTTTTCGAACAGGACTATCGGGCAATCGAATGCTCATAGGTCTCCTTTGTTAAGTTCGTGTGGGATTTTAAGTTATTTTACAGGAAAAGTAAATAAAAAAGGGCCGGAGAGGCTAAAAACCGGCCCTTTCTGCACACAGTGGTTTAACGGGTATATACCGTGTAAAGGGAATTGAGACCCCGAACCACCATCGTTTTCATTTCACAACTAAACATGACTGTGCAACCATCGATCTATGATCTCTATCCCGTCTCTTCAACTACTTCTCCCTGTGATTCACAGGTTCCGCATTGTTCTATTACTTCTTCCGCCTCAAATTTAAGTTTAATGTACCCGTTACCGTGACAGTCGGGACATATTTGGGTCGGTTGGGTGGTATAAAGCGCTCTTTTCATTCTTCCTCCTGTTGTAGCATCGGATGCAAAACACCTTATGGTTTGCCTCCCTCGATCTTTCCTCTTTAAGGTTCTCCCTGAGGTATTCCCTTTCACAATCCTCGCACGGTTGTATTCTATCCTCATCAAACATTGATGTCATATCTCCTCCATATGATATTATTTAACCTGTCCCACTTGTGACGGTTAATAATATCCTGTTTAGTCCGGGGTTCACGAAGCGCGGACAGGGCCGCCTTGGCCTTGGCCTTCCGCAACCGGTCCTCTAAAGACAGTTTCTTCATTTTACTCCTCAATGTGATAAGCGTTTTCAACATAAGTTTTTATAGCTTGCCTAACATCCTCAAGGTTTGTGCCTGATGCAAATACTTCGCTATCATAATTATCCCAAGCGAGATAAATTCCATTGCTGCTTTCAGTAATGCTTAGCCTGTCGTTTATTTTTATTTCTTCCGTGTAGTATAGGCACATTTTATTAGTCTTCATTCATCCCTCGCCCTGTACCATTCTTTCATGTTCTCCGTTTGTTCGGCAAACATTTTGCCAAATTTTTCTCGGGCGTATATATACCCGGCGGTCCCGCTTAGGACAGCCACGCATATAATGGCGATCAAATGCCAAAAATGAAACATCATGCGTCCCCCTCTGTTTTACAGAAAGCTAAGTATTGCTCATCAATATTATCTTTCCCCAGTCTCCATTGAACCATCGACCAAACCTCGATGTGCCGTGGACCGTGCTTCTCTATAAATTCCTGAGCGGTAAGGACTTCGGCGTCCTCTTCCATGCTCATCATCCATGCCTTGACTTTACCCATTGGCTTTCTCCTCCAGTCTAACAGATTTAAAATATTCTTCAGGGGTAAGGGAGAGTTCCCCGTCCACATATTTTTTCTCAAAATATTTGTGCTCATGCACCAGATATTCAATCGTTCGGCTGACCGAACGCATCTCTTTGTGAGCCAGTTGATTTAATTTTTTCCATGTCCCGATACCTATCGTGACGGATTTGTATTTACTTGTGTCCATTATCGTCCTTTGTTAATTGCATTATTTTTTCATTAGTTGAATCATCAATGTAATATGTGAAACCATTAAGATTTATGTAGACAACATCTTCTGCAACTACATCAATCCTCATTTTTCCAATACCTATTTCAGTTCTTTCCATTTTTATTCCTTTCTTTTAAGTTATTATATAAGCATATAAAAGATTATGTCAACCACTGTTTAAAGTCTTCTCCCAATACCGTACTTGCTATGTTAATTTTATTGCGCAAAGCCTTGACAATTCTCTCATCGACAGTCTTCTCGGCAATCAAATCAATGTATGTAACGTTGTTCTTTTGGCCGATCCGGTGCGCGCGGTCCTCGGATTGTATGCGCTTTTCCAGATCATAGTTATTGGAGTAATAAACAACGGTACTGGCAGCCGTCAGTGTGAGCCCATAGCCCGCCGTTTGTTGGTTGCCTACAAAGAAACGCAAGGATGACTTGGGATCCTGAAACTTAAGGACAATGTCCTGGCGCTCGCTATCGGGTGTATCACCGTAGTAGGTGGCCACTGTTTCACTGCCGTACTTTGTTTTAATTGTATCATAGATTGTGCGTATGTCTTGGCGGTAGTTGGCCCAGATAATAACCTTGCCGGATATGAATCCCGTACCGCCCACCGCTTCTTCCAAAATATCCATCAACTCAGTGATCCGGTTGTTTTTAAATATTTTCGTTTCACCGCTTTCCATAATCAAATGACCACAGCTTATCTGGTGCAGCCTTAATAACTGCGTCATGACAGTGGAGGCGGTAAGCACTTCCCCGTTATCAAACATGGTCAGGGCATAGGCCTTCATTTCAGCGTATGCTTTTTTTTGTTCGTCCGTTAGATCAACCTGTCTTTTTGTATAAATCTTTTCCGGCAAATCTAAACACTCAGTCTTTAGGACACGGTACGAATGGGGCTTAAGCAGTCCTGATAACTCCTCAAGATTTTTATATCCCACAACTTTATTAAAAATATGCGTACCCACGTTTGTTTTTACTTGGATGGCATACCTGTTCTTGAAACTATAATAAGAGGAGTGGCCCAAGATCGCAGGATCAAGAAACTCACACTGTGAAAACAAATCAATAGGATCTTTGGTAACGGGCGAGCCCGTTAGTATTCTTCTGTACTTTGCAAGCGTGCTTAACTTCAGGGCATTCTTTGTTCTAATGGCTTTAGGATTTTTAATGGTAGTGCTTTCATCGATGGCGAGCAGAGCTCTGTGCCCGTTAAGAAACCGTTCAGCGATCCGCGCGCCCTTGGTCGTATGCAACGCTTCCACGTTCATTAAAAAAATGTCAAGCGTCAGGTCCTTTGGATCCTTAATAATGCTTTCCAACAGTTCTTTTTCCAGTTTGTTGGGGGTAGGCGTCCAGGCAACCGTGAAGTCTTCAATGTGATTGGGTAAATGAATGGGGATCTCCTGGCGCTGCCAGTTACGGTATACTCCCTTTGGAGCGATGATCAAGGCGCCGTTAATTTTTCCCCTATCATATAACATGGACATATTATCGATAAGAACTTTCGATTTTCCTGTGCCCATTTCCATGAAATAAGCATAGTTTTCTTGTGACCATGACTTTTGCAAGGCCGTAATTTGGTGCGCATAAGGCACGGTTTTAAATGGATAATCCATATATTCTCTCCTTCTGTTGATATTCTTTCTAAGTTTTTTATTTAACACTTGCATTTTTAAAAAGCAATAACTATATGTGAAGAAAGAAAGCTTATGACAGTTTTTGTAGTACAGGAAAAAATAGGGGTCGATATCACAGATGCTTTACGCTTTGGAGAATTTGAAAATCTTCTCCCACGCAAGGATCAACTGATGATCAGCTCCCAGCCCGTAGTGCATTCACTGAAGAAAAAATTAAAAGATTTTTCTGATGAAGATTATATCTTGTGTCTAGGTGATCCATCTATTATAGCTACTGTCGCTGTTGTTGCGGCGACCATGAACCGTAATAGATTTAAAATGCTGAAGTGGGATCGTAAACTAAACAAATACTATCCCGTGGAGGTTGATATAAATTAAGTATTAATAAGAGGAGAAAGTAATATGACGTCACTGTTTGAAGATTCGAAGAAAGCCATCCAAGAACTTGAGGGTTCGGGCGATGATAGATTAAAAGCTGTTGGTACTTTTTGTGAGCAGTTAGAAACTGTTAGAACTAAAATTGCTGATAGAAAATCAGAACTAAAAAAATTAGAAGAACAAGAATTTACATTAGAAAATGAATCAATCCCAACCTTACTAGATGAGATAGGAATGAAAGCCGTTACCTTAAGTTCCGGCTCGAAGGTAGAGATACAAGAGGTTTATAAGGCTCACATAAGTGAGGCCAATAAACCTGAAGCGTTTATGTGGCTTAGGGATAATGGGTTTGACGATATTATTAAAAATGATATTGTCTGTAGTTTTGGTAGAGGCGAAGAAGACAATGCTTCTGAATTGTATCAGCGATTACGTACTGAGGGGCAGGCCCCAATTCAGAAGAGCGGTGTTCATGCTTCTACTCTAAAAGCATTTGTCAAAGAGCAGATCCAAAAAGGCGCGGATCTTCCCCAAGATAAATTTGGTGTCTATGTAACCAACAAAGTGAAAATTACATAGTGAAACTTGAAATGAAAAGGAATAGATATGACAAAGAATGTTGTAACTAAAAAGAAGACTAATGGGCAAGTTGCACAACTTGCTTCTTTCGATACCTTTAAATCTATGGGCTTTGAATCAATCGATGCTCAGGATTATGCAACGCCAAGACTTAAGGTCTTAATGGCATTGTCACCAGAGGTAGCGGATGAGACTGTCGCAGGTGCTAAACCTGGGATGATCTACAATAATGTCACGGAACAGTTGTATGATGGGGAAAAAGGTATCCTCGTTATGCCATGTGGTTTTGCAAGAGAGTATGTAGAATGGAATAATATAGGCACAGGTAGTAATGCACCCGTGAATGTGTATCCGGCTACATCAGATATTCTTTCGCAGACTACTCGTGACGCTCATAATAAAGATAGACTAGAGAATGGCAACTATATTGAAACGTGCGCCAATCACTTTGTCTATGTTGTTAATGAAGGAGGACAGTCATCGAACGGTATGTTGGGTAGTCCTTGCGTTATCACTCTTAAATCAACGGGATACAAACGTAGTAAGAAATTTAATTCTCTTATTCGTTCCGTGGTCCCTGCTGAGTGGCCTATGTTCTCTGGTTTATTCAGAGTTACTAGTACAAAACAAAAGAATGATAAGGGTACGTGGCATACATTTGATTTCGGCTTTGAGAGATTACTCGATCAAGGCAATGAAAAGGACATTGCTCTCTTCACTGCAGCAAAAACTTTTGCTGAAACAGTAAGTAAAGGGGAGGCCAAGGTTTCTCAAGAACGTGCTGAGGGCAGTGCGACCGATACGGCAGACTCTAGAGTTCCGTATTAGGGCATAAAGTGGGGGCGGTAACTAATTTGCCGCCCTCATTTAATTTAACAACGAAAGTTATTATGAGTGTAGAAAAATTTAAAGAAGTTTTTTCCGGTTTAGAAAGAGCACACGGTGTATATGTACCGGGCGAAGTAAATGATAGTGGCAAACGTGGGGGTAAGGCCTTTATAAAAAAAGAACCCGTTACGCCTCAGCATTGGATAGATCATATAGAAGGAAAAGATCCTAGTCTTGGTATTGTTCCCATCATGGATGATGCAACCTGTAGATGGGGGTGTATTGATATAGATACCTATCCTTTAGATCATAAAAAATTAATTAAAAGCATAGAGAAATTAAAATTACCTTTGATTGCGTGTCGATCAAAGAGTGGCGGCGCTCATTTATTTTTATTTATAGACGGTGTTATATCTGCTAAATTCATGCGTTCAAAATTAATTAATTTTTCTGCTTTGTTAGGTCACGCCGATTGTGAAATATTTCCTAAACAAATAGAATTACAAGCAGATCGTGGGGATACAGGAAACTTTTTAAATCTTCCTTATCATAACGGCGATGAAACAATGCGCTATGCATTTGATATTAAAGGAGAATCTTTATTGCTAGATGGGTTTCTTTCTTTTGTAGATGAAAGAAAAATAACAGAAGAAAATTTAAAAAAATTTAAAACAAAAAAATTTAAAACAGTGGAGGAATTAGAAGATGGTCCTCCTTGTTTACGAACATTAATTAGTGTGGGGGTTGAAGAGGGAGGAAGAGATGAGGTGCTGTATCAATATACAGTTTATGCAAGAAAAAAATGGCCTGAAAACTGGCAAGATAAAATTTCTGAATTTAATTTTAAATATATGAAGCCTCCACTTGGGCATGCTCAAGTTACCAAAACTATAAATCAACATGAAAAAAAAGATTACACAAGGTACAAATGTAAAGTTCCTCCAATGAATGGCCGTTGTGAAGCAGCAAAATGTCAATTAAAAAAATTTGGAATAGGAGGAGATTATGAAAGTAGGTTTTCTGATTTACAAAAATGGGGTAAAGATGACCCTGTTTGGTTTTTAAATTTTGAAGAGCATAGATTAGCAATTGACACGGATACTTTATTTGAACAAAAAAAGTTTAGAAAAAAATGTATGGACTCTTTAACTCAGCTTCCTAATAAATTAACGGAAGATGCTTGGACGTTAAAAATACAATCTCTTTTACAAGATTGTGATGAGATTGAAACTCCTGAAGAAATAACTAAGTATGGGCAGCTTGATTCTTATTTATATTCTTTTATTTATGATCAAGGTGTATCGGAGAGAGAAGAAGAGATAGCAATTGAAATGCCGTGGGAAAGTGAAGGAAAAATTTATTTTCAACCCAAGACCTTAAAAGAATATTTAAATAAGAAAAGATTTGTTGCACTGACTCAAACGGAAATACATGCACATGTCATGAAAGATTTAAACGGGGGATCTTTTAGAAAAAAAGTTAAAGGAGTTACTTATTATTTATGGTATGTACCTTCTAGTCCTCCCCCTTTAAAGGAGTTGCCGATACCTGATATGAAAAAAAAGGAGGCTTATTAAAGCCATGATGAATATTATTTTCGGCCCACCAGGTACAGGAAAGACAACCGAACTTTTAGATATTGTAGAGAAGGGATTAGCTAAAGGTTTCGAACCAAATGAAATTGGCTACTTTGCTTACACCCGCAAGGCAGCAACGGAAGCTATTACTCGTGCCGTGGACCGGTTTCCGCAGTATGATAAAAAAGATTTTAAATACTTTAGAACATTACATAGTTTAGCGTACAGAGAATTAGGTTTGAATGATTCCTCTTTAATGGATGATAATGATTACAAAGAAGTATCTGATTTATTAAATGTAAAATTATCTAACCCCGCAAATAAATATGATAATTATGGAATGGGTTGGCAAGATGATAAGTTTATTAATATTATAGATCTTGCACGGATCAAAGACGTTAGTTTAGAACATCAATTCTGTCAGCCACAGACCGGACATTTGCCTGGGGGTATTTTAAAGTTACGTAAAATAGGAGTGGGATTAGAGAAATATAAAAAACAAAATGGCTTCCTGGACTTCACTGATATGATCCTAGAGTTTATTAAACGTAATGTATCTCCTAAGTTTCGTTTACTTATTATAGATGAGGCGCAAGATCTTAGCGCAATTCAATGGAATATGGTAGACATTTTATCTAAAAATGCTACTCATACCTATATTGCCGGGGATGATGATCAAGCTATATTTGAATGGGCGGGCGCACACCCGTGGCGCTTTAAACAACAGACAGGAAATAGAATTATTTTAAATCAATCGTACCGTGTACCGTTAGCCGTGCAACAGCGGGCAAATTCTGTAATAGGCCGTATAGGACACAACCACCGAGTACAAAAAGAATGGGGGGCTACAGAGAGAGAAGGGGTATTAAAACTTCAAACCAATCCCTATCGTAATATAGATTTCTTAAAAGATGATTGGCTAATTTTAGCACGAACAAATTATATATTAGACAAAGTGGAAGAAGAATTAAAAACGCGGGGGATATTTTATCAACGACACAATTCTAAATCCGTGAGTGATCGTCTACTCCTAGCTATTAATAGTTGGACTAAACTTACACGCAACCGGTCTATTACATTAGAAGGCGTAAAGGCCATGTATCATTATATGAATGTAGATACAGGAGTAAAGTATGGATTCAAAACAATGCCACGGGCCAGTGAAGATAAAGAATATACCCATGGGGATTTAATAGATAATCACGGATTACTTTTACCCCAGACTATGCAATGGGATGTAGCGTTAGATCGTATATCTCCAACAAGACTGGCTTATTTATTGGCTTCATTAAGACGAAATCAAAATTTAAACCATGAAGCAAAAGTTAAACTCTCTACTATTCATGGATCAAAAGGCGGGGAAGCAAGCAATGTATTATTATTTTCTCAGTTATCCCACCGTGTTGATGAGGGGTATAGAAAAAATAGGGATGCAGAACGCCGGGTCTTCTATGTGGGAATGACACGAGCAAAAAATGAATTGCACATGGTGCGTTCAGAAAATGATAAAGAGTTTTCAGAAATGTTTTGGAGGGTGTAATGAGAACAAGAGATTATTTAGACAAGGCTATCAAAGTTGTAACGGGACAAAGACAACATGATTATGGGAATAAATATGAGAACCATAAAAACATCGCAGACTTATGGAGTGCTTATTTAGAAACAGAAATATCGCCTCATGATGTGGCAATATGTATGCTCCTTGTAAAAGTAGCACGACTGAAACACAGAAAGACGGAAGACTGTTACGTAGACATGGCGGGATACGCGGCAATCGCAGGGGAAATACAGGATAAAGAATGAAAAAAACAACAATAAGAAGCAAGGATGGAAAACGAACAGTGGGAATGTATCCTGAAAGCTGTCGAGAAATTACTTTTAAGTATAATGATTTTTATAACGAAGAAAAAGATAGGTATGGATGGCCCGAGGACTCCCATTTATTACTTTCTCCTACAAGAATACTTGATGGCACAAAAGATAAAGCTGGACTGGAGGCTTGGAGAAAAAGAGTGGGGGAAGAAGAAGCTAACCGAATTACTGAAGAAGGAATAAGCATTGGAAAAAGTATGCACAAATATCTGGAAAATTCTATTTGGAAATTTTGCATTAATTGGAGGCTTGGTGATGAATGGAAATCAAAATATGCAAACTATCCTCCCCTTGTCAATCCCGCATACCACCCCTACGCTGAGCTCGCAACTAAGATGGGAAATATAATATTGGAAAAAGGATTAAAGGATCGCTTGGAATGGGTCTACGGAGTAGAAGCTCATATTTATTACAGCATTTATTTCCGGGGCGTTATTGATCTCGTGGGAGTTTATGAAGGGGAAGAAGCCATTGTTGATTTTAAAACAAAAAAACAAATGCCTAAAGAAGAATGGACCGAGGATTGGAAAATGCAAGTGGCGGCATACGGAATGGCTCATAATTTACAATGTAGAACTAACATTAAAAAAGGAGTTATCTTGATAGTCACACGTGAAGAAGAATTTAAGCGCATTATTATTGAGGGGGAGGAATGGAATATGTATTATGAAAGGTTTTGTGAAAGGCTAAGTGATTTTATCGCCACTGATAGAGATGTAAAACACAGGGAATATAAGTGGGCGCAGCTGCGATATGATGAAATTCAAAAAACCATAAAGGAAATAAAATAGGAGGCCTATGCAGATACCCTTATTTCAAACTAAAATTGAATGGCTCCCTCCGGAAAGGATACCTGATTTAAGCGAAGCAAAAGAAATTGCCATTGATTTAGAAACAAGAGACTCGGGATTGAGTGAAAAAATAGGGCCTGGTTGGGCCGTGAGTAATGGTTATGTTATTGGCGTAGCTATAGCTGTTGAAGGGTGGCAAGGTTATTTTCCTCTTCGTCATGAAGGCGGGGGCAATATAGATGAAAAGGTTTTTACAAGACAGCTTAAAAAAATTTTAGAATTACCGTGTGATAAAATATTTCATAATGCAATTTATGATGTAGGGTGGTTACATCAAATGGGGCTAAAGGTTCACGGCCGTATTATTGATACGATGATAGCCGGTCCTTTGGTAAATGAAAACGAACCCAACAGATTTTCTCTTGATGAGTTAGGAAGAAAATATGTAGGAGAAAAAAAAGCGCAAACTGCTTTATATGAAGCAGCTAAGGAGTGGGGTGTTGATGCAAAGACTGAGATGTGGAGACTACCTCCCATGTATGTGGGCCACTACGCTGAACAGGACGCATCCCTAACATTAAAACTATGGGGCGTGTTAAGACGTGAAATAGTTAAACAAGAACTTATAGATGTATTCAAATTAGAAACAGATTTATTTCCTGTTTTATTTGAAATGAAAAAGAAGGGAGTAAGAGTAGATGTCGATCACGCAGAGAGAACAAAAAAATCTTTATATACTACAGAGAAAAAGATACTTAAAAAAATCCATGAGATTACAAATATCCACGTTGATATTTGGACTCCGACATCTGTCGCCAAGGCTTTTGATGCGGCAGGGATATCTTATGAGCGCACTGAGAAGTCTAAACAGCCTCGCTTTGACAAGGACTTTTTGTCGAATCATTCTAATCCACTTGCAAGGTTGGTTGTTGAAGCTCGTGAGATTAATAAGGCGAGAACCACGTTCATTGACAGTATCCTCAAGCACGAGATCAAGGGGCGGATTCATGCTGAAATAAATCAAATGAGAAATGAGCAGGGAGGCACGATCTCTGGTCGGTTAAGTATGCAGAATCCAAACCTGCAACAAATCCCTGCTCGCAATAAAGATATAAGCCCTTTAATTAGAAGACTATTTATTCCTGAAGAAGGACAGACCTGGGGCTGCTTTGATTATTCTCAACAAGAGCCACGTCTTCTAGTACATTATGCAGCCTTAACTAAGCTTGAGGGGGCACAGCATTTAGTCGAAGGATATCAATCCGGCAACATAGACTTTCATCAAACTGTAGCAGACATGGCAGGCATTGACCGTAAACAAGCAAAGACAATTAATTTAGGCATGATGTATGGTATGGGCAAAGCTAAATTAGCAAATGAATTAAATCTTACAGAATTTGAAGCTGAAGATCTTTTTTCTAAATACCATACTAATGTACCTTTTGTTAAACAACTAACTAAGAATGCACAAAAACGAGCAGGAGATGTAGGTTTTATTAGAACAATCAAAGGACGCAAATGTCGTTTTAATTTATGGGAGCCATGGGAATTTGGAGCAGGACTACCTCTTCCTAAAAAACAAGCTGAACGTGAGTATGGTGGGTTCACTAGAATAAAAAGAGGGTGGACATACAAAGCGTTGAATAGATTAATACAAGGCAGCGCCGCTGATCAAACTAAACAAGCTATGGTTATCCTATATGAAGAAGGTTTCTTACCTTTAATACAGGTTCATGATGAACTCGATCTTTCTTTTGAATCAGAAGAGCAAGCGAAGAAGATCATTGAGGTAATGGAACATTGTGTAGAATTAAATATACCCAGTGTAATTGACTTAGAGAAAGGTCCCTCATGGGGGGAGGCAAAATAATATGGCATACGCAAATAAAAGACAAGAAAGGTATATTATGACTGAAAAAGGAAAAGAAGCTATTAGAAGATCGAGAAGAAAAGAAGCAGCAAAGTTACGTGCTACTCCAGACGGAAGAATAACTTTAAGATACCGAAAGATTAAATGTGAATGGGGAAAACCTGTTGCTGACTGGTGGCTTAAACAAGATACAAAGTGCCCTGCATGTGGCCCACATGTTCTTTATGACAAAGCTCCCACACGAATAAAAGGAAGAAGCAATGAATCAGAATTAGTTATTGATCATGATCATCGATATACAAGAAAAGATTACAGAAATAATTCAGATCTTTTACCAAGAGGTATTTTGTGTCACCGGCATAATTTAGCTTTAGGTATGGTTAAAGAAAATATAGAAGAACTTAAAAGAATGATAGATTATATAAAGAACTTACCTGTTGGTAGGAAGGTTTGATGTAGAGGTAACAGGGGGAGCAACACGACGCAATGTCCAACCGTAGCGTTTGCTATAGTATGCCTTGGTTTCATACATTTTTTCAATATCTTTTTTGGTTAAATCTGATAAGATCTTGAGTGTTTGTTCTTGCTGCATACAATTGACACTATTTACATTTTTACAAAGACACAAGAAAAACCAACAATACTCTTGTGAACTGTGTCATCGTTTGTACGACAAGACGTGTAAAGGTGTAAAGGTTGAAAATGATTAAAATTTGGTTACTGCTGATGATTATATCCATGCCAGATCAGCCATCGGTAAAATACACAGCCTATATTTATCCTGATGAAGAAAAATGCTTAACGGCACAGGATAGCTATAATATAGCCTATAAAAACAAAGACCAGGATTATAAAAACAAAATAAAATCAGAGGCTTTTTGCATCCCTTTTGACGCTTTCCCTATTGCGGGAATGCAGTCTCCGGTGAGTGCATGAGAATTATTCTTTTAGTTATTCTTTTTCTGCTTATATTGTTTGTGGTAAGTTGCACGATGTATGAAGGATTATCTATGAAGCCCCACAAAACTAGTGTGACAACAACCTATGGACAGGATGAAGTGGACAAGGCCAATGATAGTAAGGATCAAACAAAAGATTCAATGCAAATTACCATTAAGCAAGAGTTTTTATGGAAAGAATGATAAGCAGTGGGGTAACTGACGATTAAAATTATTCTTATTTGTGCCACTATTATTATAAGTGTTTCAATTTGGCGTTACTATTCTCCATACCAAACCTTTATGCGTGACTGTATATATAATGAACACTATGGATGGGACTTTAGCAAGGAATATTGTACCTGGCATTATAAGGAATTATTAAAGGAGGGTTCTTGGTTAAAAGAATTTTTAGAAAATTAATTTAATTTATTATTTATTTGTTTTACTTGTTCTTCTATCACTGCTAGTCGTGCATCAATACGCAATAAATCTAAATCTTTAATGCTTGATTCAAGGGCCGTGACCCGTGAGGAAAGCATCCCGTTTGTAAAAGCTATGCCCGCTACAATGCAGGCTACCCATATCCAATCACGAACGCTTAACATTATACCCCCAACTCTCTAGAATAAAATATTCCTGATTGATCAGGGCTACCGAAAAGTCTTAAGTTTCCCCCCCAAAGTGGTTTGTTATATTCAAGTTGTTGATTTTCAAGATCAATATCAAAACCCCTATCATCTTGCATCTTATTGTATCCTTCTTGCAAGACATTGGCTCCTCGTTGAAATATTCCTTCATTGGGAAGCTGGTCCCTTAAATTAAAATAATCAAGAAGGTTCATTCCTGAAACATCCGTCCCTGAAAAAATTCCGTCGCCTATCACAGTATTATTACCTGCGGGCATTACTTGATAACCATCAGATAAATCTAAACCGGCTGCATTTACATTTATCGGAGCCGTACCATCGACGCTATTAGCAAGAATCTCATTGTTTCCGTTTCCAAGATTATAAGCTTCGGGTGTACCGAGAGCTTCTGCATATCCTAAAGGAAATTCTGTTCCCGGCAAACCTAGAGTTTCAGGATTAGCGTAGGGAATATCTCTTCTCTTTCCCTTATCAAATAAACTTTTTAGTCCCTGTGCTACCAAAGGTCCCTTTTGCAGGAGATTGGCTACTGGATACATTTTTGCATACGCTTGAGGATTTGTATTCTGTAAATTTCTTGTCGGGTCTATATAATATTTATCCTTTGTTTCTCTAAATATATCATGACCGGCACCGGTCATGATAGGCTGGCCTGTCCTAGAAGAACGAACAATTCTTCCGTCTGGGCCCCCCTGTCTTAATACACCTCCTGCTTCTATGGCGCGTTCTAATCCTAAGTCAGTAGTGAATTTATTCTGCCTGGAACGGAGGTCCTTCGCTTTATCTGTATCCCCCGACCTAAGAGCTTTTTGAACACGGCGATCAAGACTACCAATGCTTTCTTTTATCTCATTGATTTTATCTTGCCGCGTTTTTTTCGCTTGCGCTTCAAGGTATGCCCCTTTTGTGTCTGTAAACTCTGCCATTATATTAGCCGCCTATCGCTGTTAAAGATTTTTTCTTCCCAAACGTGGACTCTACACCCAATGCTTCATAAAATCTATCACGAATTGCGGGGGTTGACGCTACAATTGGTATTGATTTAACTATTTCCCGAAGAAGTTTTTTCTTTTCTCCTTGTGTCATGAGGTCAGCGATCCCCTCTAAGTAACTCACGAGCCTTGTTACAACAGGACCCATCAATGCTTCAACAGGACCAGATCCAAATCTCTCTGCTCTTGCGGCGTCCATTAAAAACTGAACAGGGCCTAAGAAACCTGTTCTTTCTACTGCCCTTAAAAGTTTCTCATTGAGATCTTCATCTTTATAACGTTTACTTCCTTCAGGACCGTATTGTAAAAACTCTCTCAATTCATTACCAAGAGTTGCAGCGATAACCATAATCGCCCCAACAGAAAAATACTTTGCGGCATTAGGCACCCCTTCATAAAATCCCGTGTCTTTTACTTCACTAATCCATCGTTTTAAAACAGTGTTAGAGAAAGCCACTTGGAAACCTTTTAACTGAGAAAACAAAGCGAGCTTAGGATCAGACATCCACATAGGCCTTGTTACGGCCCGGGGGTTCATAACTACTTCATTAGTATATCGTACTCCGGCTAATCTTACTTGATCTTGATAGAAAGGAGTTGCTTTATATTCTTCCACATTTCCTTTTCTGTAAGCTTCGGAACGAACAAAAGCAACAGCGTCATTTGGATTGACACCTAATTCTCTTAGTTGTTCTGCATAAACTTTATATCTTCCTGTTTGTGGTAGTTCTTCTACGCTTGTTAAGTCTAATCTTTTCATGTTACTGGATAAGAAGCGTGCATGACTAAACACCATATTACGCCCTGAAGCATTAGCCAACATTCTATTCCATCTAGTAAACTGAGAAAGAAAATTTAGACGAAAAAACTTTTCTGTAATTTTATTTGTTTCTTGTCCTCCACCAAAGGCAGCCGCTTGTCTTTCCAAGACAGATGCTTCCAAACCTAATCCAATATCTGCTACGGCTATATCAAATTCATCACGAGGGAACCGAGGAAAAACAGAACGAACAATTCCTTTCATACCACTAAATAAAGACTTTAATATAATTGTCGGACCCGCACCACCACGTGTGAGTACCAGGAATGGTTCGCTTAAAGATGATATAGTAGCAAAAGGAAGAGTAAGAATATATCCATAGGTAATTAAGGCCGCATTTAATTTACGAAAAAAATTATTTTCAATGGGCTTGTATTGTTTCTGTAAAGCCTTAGCTATATTAAACATCCTTTGTTTTTCGTTTTCAGTCATTGGACGTCCTTTAGCCTGAACTTCTGCTTCAATTTCATTTATACGTGATTTTAAAATTTCATTTTCTTTCCCAAATCTTTTTGCGTATTCAACACGGCGTATAACACTATCACGGTAACGGTTAAACACATCAACAACATTGGTATTAATAAACGGGCCAAGTTGTTCTGGATCTAAATTTTTTAATTTTCTTTCACGTTCAATGTTTCCCGCTTTTTTAGTAGGATCCATCTGCCCTTCTGTATCTGTTAAATTCATAAAGCCCCTGTTTTCAATAACATCACTTACTGTTGCAGCGGGATCTGTAAAACCATTTCTTGCCAACATGTTTTCAAACTCTGCTCTAAACTTACTATCGCTTTGTAATTTTTTATATTTAATCATAATAGGAAAATAGTTATTTACTTTCCCTGGCGTAAACCCAACAGTCTTTCCTTCAAAGGCAATGCCTCCCCGTGTATGCTCTGCATCGATAACGTATTGATACAAATCTTCAAAGCCTTCCCGTATAAGTTTTCCTGCTTTAATTACATTGGCTGGAATTTTAGCTTTATTTTTAGGATCTAAATTAAATTTAGGATTAGTTAATATTTGATAGAGCTGTCTATTTGTTTTTGCTTTTAGCCTCGATGTAAAAGGAAGACGCAAAATTTTTGAAATACTTTGGATAGCTTGTTCTACTTTAGTGCTATATTTTCCCATGTTCATTATTATAGCTTCATCTATTGTAGCATCCTGTACTTTTTTCTTACCTCGACCATCATCAAAATAGGCAAAATCTGCCCGTACGCCCTCAGCAGTTTTGGACCGTGAAGCGAGATCATCTAATGCACTCACTGATTTTCCCACTGTTGCATTAACAAGAGCGTCCCATCCAAGACCTAAATTTTTTTTATACCGAGTTAAGAAACTCGTATCAATTAATTCCGGCCGTTCAGATAATATTCCATCTTTACCTAAAACATTATAGCGTATTTGTTCAGGGCCTTTTTTATAATAATTAGCAGAAATAGGACGGCCACCCATATCGTATACCATTTGTAATGTTTTACGTGCGGGCTTATCAACGATATTATTAATCTCCGCTCTTTGTAGTTTTAAAAAGTCTTGTTCATTATTAATTCCGTCAGGAAAAACGGCTCCGTAATTTTCTATAATTTTTTGTTTATCCGCTTCCGTTACTTCTTTGTTAAAAGTAGTAAAGTTAGGATATTTAATTACAGTTCCTTCTTCTATATCATTAAGTTTTAATCCGGAATCTGTTGGAACATTAGCCGGTAAAATATTACTGACTATTTGCGCACCTCCACCAATAGTCGTGCCGCCTATGGACCCTTTAACCATAGAATTAAGTAGTCGACTTTGTTCTTCTTCTTTACTTATTTTAAATCCAGTTACTTTTTCCGCATCCGACATAAATACTTTTTCTTGGGCCATCTCTGTTACCCCTTCAATAACCCCTACTTTACCGCCGGTCATAATTATACCCGGAACCGCTGCCGCTGCTTTGGTTGCTATTCCCGTTGATACACCAAATACGTCTTCAATTTCTTTTATGCTTTTAACAACTCCTCCCCCTCTTTTAAAAGCCTGTAAAATTGGAATCATTGTTACAGCATCTAATGAACCGGATTTAATCCCCGTAAATAAAGCTGCCCAGTCATCAGGAACTTCACCCACAGGAGATCCGGTTAATCTTTGCATGAAGTCTTTTTGTGTTTGCGATGCTTCCCCTACACCTAATGTAACAGCAGGGATCAGCGCACCAAGTGCCGTGACCGCCGCTTTCCCGTACTTAATCGCTCTTAAATAAGGAATAAAATTAGATAAGGTACGGGCCCCTGTAGCGCCAGCCGCTAAAGGAACTAGAGAAGGCAGCGCCTCCCCAATAGAACTGGCTACAAAGGAACCTAAATTTTCGCTTGTTACATCTTCCACTCGCGCTACTTCAGGTGCCCCCACTGCTTGGGCTTCTAGTTTATTTTTTATTGAAACGCCTCTGCCATAATCAGATAGATTTTCATTACCAATTAAATTACCATAAACTTCCAGAGCGTCGCCTGTTAAACTTTGTACATTATTCCATTGTCGTTGAAGGCCTTTCGTAAATTCATTTCCATCATCATCCTCTTCGGGAACAACATCCTCTTCCATACCAATAGTGGTACTCATTTCATCTGCAAATAATCCTTCAGGAATTTCTATTTGAGTTGTATCAACAGTTTCTTTTAATCCTAAAATTTTTGCAGGGTCTAACCAACTCTCAACCATTTTACTTTACTTCCGATACATCTGCGCCTACTTTTTCGAATTCGGCTATAACCTCGTCTCTTGTCTTATTATGCTCTTTCATTTGTTGCTTGACGATCGCTTCGGTTACTGGAAAGTCTTTAAATTGTTCAAGTATTTTTTCTCTTTCCGCTGCGCTTATTGTGCTTACTGTACTTGTAGCTCCCGCTGTATCTTGATCTCGTAGTCTCTCGATAGTTGTTTCTTTAGGTTGTTTCCAATCTCCAGGAAGCCAATCACCAAGAAGCTCTTTGTCAAGGGTATACATTATACTAAAGAGATCTTTGGTAACTATTTTATATACAGGGCTTATATTTTCATAGGCCTGATTAAATAATATATCCTGACTAGGAGGGAGTTCACCACCAGTTACCGCTTTATTCGCTAACATTTGCATTTCATTCATGATGTCCAGAACAAACATTTTCGCACCTTTGTTTTCCTCACTAATATCCTCATCTAAACCCAAGCCGCTTAAATCAAAGCCTAATCCTTTTTCTGGATTGCCAGTAGCAATCTTTAATAATACATCTTTTTGAAAGTTTGTTCCAAAATCATATTTCTTTGGAACTGTTTTTTTATTAGCTGCTTTAACTCTTTCCTTTTCTATATCTAATTTTCCCGCAAGCATTGTGTTAAATAAAGTCCCAGCAAATTTTTGTTTGGCTGCTTTTGTTTTATAGCGTTCATTAATTTCATTTCTAACCGCCTCAAATCCCGTTCCCAGCACAGCCTCATGAAACTTACCAGGAGTCATAGCTAATTTTAATCCATACATAATTGTTTTAAGGGCCAGGTCATCTTTTGTTTGATCCAACGCACCAAAATTATACCCTGTTTCTTTCGCTGTTTCCGCTATAAGTTGAGCCATCGCTGACGTGCCTGCCGGAACAGCTTCATCTGCGGCACCTAAACCAACAGTATCGGTACCGGCCGTAGCCGCGGCTGTATCCGCTTTATTAATGGCCTTGTCACCATCAGCTACTTCATCCGTCGTTACAATTTCCTGCTCCGTATCCTCAATTGTTGCGACGCCGTCGTCTTCTGTTACTTTTGATTTCTCTACAATTTCCTCTGCTTTTTTCTTTCGTTGCTCGTCCAGACCAGACGCTTTTAAATATTCCTCTTCAACTGAACGCATACCTTCCTGTTTCTGCTTTTCGATTCTTTTTTGTTTTAGGTGATATTCAAATAATTCTATTGGACCTACTTTACCATCTTCATTTAGATCTGCTCCATCTTCCAAAGCCTGTTTTCTAAAGTCGCTTAACTCTTGTCCTTTGTCTTTCAAATAGTCGCTTACCTCTTCTGTTTTTTTATCCAACCATTTTCCTGCACCCGTATCGTCGAATTTGTCTAGAAGTTCATTTTTTTTATCATTAATAAAATTTAGTCCTTCCTTAAATGTCTCCGCATCAATAATATTGTTGTCACGATCACTGAATAATTTGTCCACTTGTGCGTTAAGACTATCCACTGTTTTTTTAACTGCATCAGTACCCCCCTCTATTGCCTCCTTAAAAATACTAGTGTCCACAGAATCTGCCGCACCCGACGCTTTTAAATATTCCTCTTCTACTGAACGCATGTCTTCCAGTTTCTGGTCTTCAATTATCTTGTCTTGCAGCAATTGATTTTCTTTAGAAAGCTCAGCATTTGCCACGTCTGAAGCACCAAAGACATTTTGAATAATATCAGCACCCCCCTCTATTGCCTCAGGGATAATAGAGTCTTTATACCAATCTGTAACCTTCTTACTTCCTTTTTTTAAATCATCTATATCTACACCAAATATAGAACTTGTTGTAGGAAAAGCCGCCTCTGCTTCCTCTATAGTCGTGGTGCTTTCTTGTTTTTTCGATTTTAAATAGTCTATTTGTTCATTAAGTTCTTGTTTTCGTTCATCTGACCATCCACTACTAATAGCCTTTTTCCAACCATCTATAAATTCTCCTGCAGCTTCGCCTACTTCTCCCCCAAAATTTTTCATATCATTGTAAATGTCTAGAGCAACTTCTACAGACTCCCCGGCAGCCTCAATAATGTTTTGCATTCCTTTTTCGGAAACGTCAGTTAAATCTACTTCTTCTTTTCTTTTTTCAGAAATTGCGTCTTTAACTTTCATTCTATCAGCCGCTGATAAATTTTTAAATTCTTCGGTTCCCGGTTCTACAATGTTGGTGCCTTGCAATATGTTTCTTTTAATTATTTCTATATTTTCGTCTCCTGATACTTCGCGTTCCGTCTCACCGGCTAAGTTTTTAACTTTAGCTTGTTGAAGAAGTTCAAATAATTCTTTTTGATTGGCTATACCAAGTAGTCTTTGCGCTTCCTCATCTTCCATTTTATCTTTTTTAGCTATTTCCGCTGCTACTTCTGGAGGCAGATTAGCAGCATCATATACTGTTAAATCGGATTCAACTTGAGCACCTTCATCAGTACTTAAATCTTGTTTGTTAATCATTTGAAGTTCTTTTTCTTTTTCCAGTAAATAATTTTTAAGGAACTCTTCATGTTTTTCACTTGGTTTAACCATTCCTCCCGGCGTATTGTACATATCAAATATAGGATCATACATCTCAAGGCCATGCTTTTTCAAAAACTCGCCAGTACTTCTTCTTGTCGTGAACCAATTTGAATCTATGGGTTGACCCTCTCCATACCAATCAAAAAGCCCCGCTTCGTTTGCTTTATTAGCATTCTCTATAGCTGTTTGAAAAGCTTCCATATCCTTAGGCACGCCGTCCTCACCAAAGCCGCCACCATAAAAATTCATTATCTGTTCTATAGTAGGAACATATACTCCGCTTTTTGCGTAGATAGGTTGCTGAAACATTCTTCTATTAAGAACATTTTCCATTGGTTAGCCCCAAAGCCCTTTATTATATGCTCCCAATCCGGCTAATCCCAATCCTGCAATTTGAGAATAGGGACTAATATTGTCCGAAGGACTGGTACGTGTTGTATATGTTGAATAACTGGACGGCTGACCCTGTAGAATATCACTTGCCCATCCCATTCTAGTAAATGGTTCAAGTTGTCTTGCTTCTTCAGTTCCTCTTGCCGCATCCATACCAGCTTGCATTAATTGTTGATTTAATCCTCCAATGCCCATTAGTGAACTAATATCCGTTAATCCTGCTCGTTGGACATCCAATCCTAATCCCGCTTGGGCTCCTCCTAGTTGACCTAGTTGTGTTCCAAATTGTCCGAACCGTGAACCAATACCACTAAGCCCTGCACCTAATTGTCCTAATCCTTGACCTCCATAAAGAGATCTTTTCTTCGCTGCTTCCGCTGCTTGTAAAGCTTGGCCATACCCTGTCGATCTGGCTTGTCCTACCCTAGCTGCGGTGTCCGCTGCTATCGTTCCTTCTACCACTCCTTGCCTTGAACCTCCGAATGCTCCATATTTTTGAGCAGCATCACCTGCTTTTGTAGTAGCAATATCCCCTTGTTTTATAATTTCATCTGTCACATAATCTTGATAAGGATCAAAATATTGACTAATGTCTGCGCCGGTTAACGCTTGTGAACCTTCTTGCATTAATGGTGCGCCCGTTTGCAGTAGATTTGCGCCCTGCGTGAGCCATGGCATTCCTTGTTGGAGTGCTGCAATACCTGAACCTAAAGTTCCTTCAGCCGCCGCTAGATGAGGAGCAAATCCCCCAAGACCGGCACGGCCCATCCTCATTGCTTCTAATTGGTCTGGGCTGAAACCCGCAACTTGATAAGAAGGTATCTGTCTTCCTATACCCGCTCTCCCATATCTTCTTAAATTAAAATCTTCTTCGGTTTCAGTAAAAGCACCTGATTCATCTTTCCGCCTTTCAGCGGTAGGATCACCAAAAATAGACGCCAGTAATTGTTCTGAGCGCTGTTCAATAAAAGGAGCTTGCCTTACCGTTTGTTCTGTTTCTGTTACATCAACCATTATTTTTTACCTCTCGATTCCATTGACAGTTTACCACCTTTTTCTAAATGATCCATCATATCATACATAGGTCGTGAACCGCCTGCATTTTTAACAGCCTTGGCTGTTACAACAAATTCGCCATTGCTTAAGTAAGCGGGGATTTCATCACTGGTCCCTGTTCCGCGACCCGTGATCCCTCCTTCTGCTCTTTGAGCAGTGGCATAAGGAAATCCTCCTTCTTTTAAATTAACTATACCACCTTTAGCTAAACTAAAAGGGACAATATTACTACCTGGATTATATGTATTAGCTTTAGCTAATTGAAGTAGTTGTCCAAAGTCACCAGGATATACATTAGTGTCTACGTACTCCTCCGTTTCCTCATCTTGTGCAAACATTCCAGGAATCATACCACCTAGAGTCATTGCTGTAAATATTCTTTGAGGGCTCCAGTCACCCCCTGCTTCTCCCTTTTTCCTGAAGATATCCAGCCAGTTCTTCTTGGTTGCGGCGTCAGCTCCACCAGACTTGTAGCCTGTGAACGCAGGATTATCTGCATTTTGAAAATATGTTGCTGCTTTAGATTCACTCATACCTCCTCCGGGTAGATTACCCGCTCCTGATGGAACAACCCCTGCATTTTCCAGCGCCGCTCTTCTTAATAAACTTCCCAAACCTTCTTTAGATATTCCTTTAAATATAGAACTTCCTAAAGATCCAGCACCAGCATCCAGACCAGCTTGAGCTGCCTGTGATCCCTTAGCAAACTTACCACCAAGCCCTGCCATAATACCAGACATAAGAGCCTGTTTTGTATCTTGACCTGCTATTTTACCACCAGCAAACCCTGCGGCGCCCATCATTAAAGGACCCACACCGGGAATAAAAGATGCGGCAATTGGTAAAATAATAGGTGCAGCTTTTTTTAATTTTTTAAATAATTTTTTAAGAAAGAATTCCGGCTGCCCTGTTACGGGGTTAATCGAATTAAAATTACTGCCTACAATATATTCGGTTGGATCTATTCCTAGATCCGCCATAGATTTAAATACTTGATCTCGTAACTTAGGGTTCTTTTCAAAAACCTCCATGGGGATAATGGTTTCCCCTGTCGCTACGTGAGCTAGCGTGTCATCTTCATATCGTCCGAAATCTTTAAGGGCATCGACCGCTTCTTGAAAGTCGGCTAATCCGCCCTTAACTAATTTAAGCTTGTTCATTTATCTCCTTATAATGCATTATATCAATGTAGCAAGGAGGCGAAACTTGAATCATGGGCCAATTTAATACTTTATTTATATGGAAATTATTGTTATATGACAAGGATATTATGGCGAAGAAGAAAGTCAAGCAACCTGAAGTAATTTATGTTCCTTCTTATCCCACTGCAGGGCGACCTTTAAAGAAGGATGAATGGGCATTTGTACAAGAGAACTTAAGGAAATTTAATGAAGCCACAAAAAAAACAAATAAAAAAGTCTAAAGAAGAAACTATCGAGTTCCAGGCTATTCGACCTTTCGGTCCAACAATAGTAAGGGGAACACTTCCTAAACACTTACTTGAATTGATGGATACTAAAGCAACAGAAATGCTAGAGGATGAAAAACTTTCAAAAGAGTTTGATCATTCAGGATCACTAGCAGGGAATGTTAAGCAAGAGGTACGTTTCCCGACTGAGTGGATGGATACAAATGCATTTCTTCCTATGGTAAGCTTCATAGGAGAGATGGTTAAATCCTATATTTCTATTCCTCCTGCTAATGAAACTATCAAACCTGAATTTGTAGGTAAATTGGTTATGGAATCTATGTGGGTTGTCTCACAATATGCAGGGGATTTTAATCCTTTTCATATCCATGAAGGCCAACTATCAGGTGTGTTTTATTTACGGGTTCCCCCAAGCCTACCCGAGGAGTATGCAAAAGAGGATCATTATCCTACAGTTGGTGATATATGTTGGTTTGATGGAAGAGCTTCAACATTTAGTGGGCATAAATTTCAACACTCGCCTCGAGTTGGTGATATATTTTTATTTCCAAATTGGTTAGCACACGGTGTCTATCCTTTTAGAACCCCTAATGAAGAAAGACGATCCGTGTCGTTTAATCTTCACCTTATTAAAAAAGAAGAAGAAAAACAATTATTGAAATGATTAATATTGACAAGACTCCAATGGTCCGTGTGACGTGGTTGGATGCTCGTGATACAGAAACAGGTTGGCTCGATATTAAAGATATTTTAAAAGCGCCTCTTGCTACATGCCAAGAAGTAGGATGGATGGTTGTTAATAGTCCTGAAAAAATAGTTATTATGCGTTCTTACAGTAAAGATAAAGAAGACATTACTGGAGGAGGAGCCATTGCCATCCCCCAAGGATGGATAAAAAAAATAGAATATTTAAAAATAGACTATGCAACACAGTAAGGAAACAGCATACGTTCAATACGTAGATAATTTTTTTAATGTTGAAACATTAGAATCATTACAAGAAACACTTATTAGTTTAAAATATACCGAAGTAAAAAATGAAGAAGGACAGCATTATGGTCAAAGACACACCTTTCCTCTCCATCAATTTAAAAATGATCCGGTCTTGCAGCGTATTAAAGAATTCTTTTTTCCTTATACAGATCTAGAACCAATATCTATTCATGCTCATTTGCGCCACAATCAAGGAGAACCTAAAGTACATATTGATACGGATAAAGGAAACATAGCAAATTTTCTTTTCTTTGTTAAGGGAGAACCATTATTAAATAACGGAACCGGGTTTTTTATAGGTAGTAAACTTTCCTCACATATAGGATTTGTAGAAAACCGGGCTTTATTTTTTAATGGCAGTAAAATATGGCACACGGACTTACAGGGATTAGGGGAAAGTTCTCCGCGCTATACGTTAAATATTTTTTACAGACAAAAGGTTTCCAAAGATGCCGGGTTCTAAAATATTTATCGGAACCCCGTGTTATGGGGGAATGATTTCTGTAAATTATTTTGAAAGCTGTTTACGTTTAATGTCTGAATGCTCCCTAAATAAAGTAGGACTACAGTTTGGTACAATTGGAAATGAATCTTTAGTAACGAGAGCTCGTAATACATTGGTTCAATTATTCATGGATCATTCAGAGTATACCCATTTACTTTTTATAGACGCTGATATTGGTTTTAGTGAAAGAACTGTTATGCGAATGTTAGAACTGGATGAAGAAGTAGTGACAGGAGTATATCCAAGAAAGACTATTGATTGGACAAAAGTTATACGAAAAGTAAAAGAAAAACCCAATATTAAAGAAAATGAATTATTAGCTTCTTCATTACAGTATAATCTTAATGTAAAAAATCCAGAACACGTGGAAGTAAAAAAAGGATTTATAGAAGTACTGGACGGCGCTACGGGTTTTATGTTGATTAAAAGACAGGTCTTTGAAAAAATGGCTAAAGCTTATCCTGAATTAAAATTTAAATCGGATCAACATTTAAATGACCCCCACGATAAAACGTTCAATTATCATGATAATTCAAATTGGAATTATGCTTTTTTTGATACCACGGTTGAACCAGAAACTAAAAGATACTTGTCAGAGGACTATGCTTTCTGTAGACTATGGCAGAAGATTGGTGGGACCGTATATGCTGACATTACGAGTGGGCTGACGCACTATGGGACTTATGCCTTCAAAGGCAATGTAGGTACTCAATTCTTGCCACCGAAGAAGAAATAATTTAGTATGTGGTCTTATG